TACAGGTATCGTGTTAGCTGTCGTGGAGGTAAAATAATGTTTGTATTACGCAAAGTTGGTTCCTTGTATAAGGTCTATTACGGTTCGGTTCGTATGAATGGTGCCGTAGTTAAAATGGATGAGGTCGCGGACTTCATGGGCACCTTGGCTCAATGTGAAAAATACATTGAAGGTGCAATAGCACTAGACAAAGAGTTGGCTGTCAAGGCCTTGGAGGTAGCATAATGATTAAATTCTACACCAGAACGGCTCAGTTTGATGAATGGACTGAGCGTAATGTAACCATTAGCGAGTTTGCTAAAGAGGTATTATTTTACGTTGCAATGGGTTACTACATCAAAATTGATAGACAGGAGATTGATGATGAGGAAGTTTAAGGTAGAACAAAAAGTTCAATGTGAGGTAAATGTTTGGTTCACCGTTGAGGCTGAAACATTAGAGGATGCCTTGAATGATGTGGAGAACTCATTTACAGCGCCAACCAGTATACCTGGATGTGATTATGAGGTTGTGTCTGACGGTGATATCCTAAGTACCAGAATTCAGGAGATTATGTAATGGCTAAATTTACAGTTTATTCAAGCGAAACCGTTTATTATCAAAATTATGTAGAAGCTGATACAGCTGAGGAAGCACGTGAGTTGTTGCTATCGGGTGGTTATGATTTAACTCAATGTGATTCCAGTGGTTTTGATGTTGATGTGGTTGAGGAGATTGTGGAAGATGACACTTCTCAAGATAAAAGGTAAGTCCAAGTTTGGATTGTCCAAAATAAATGAAGCCCGTACCAACATATGGGAAGTGGTAAAGACAAAAGATACGGTTACTTTTGACCCGTCAGGTGGAAGTAAATGGGTATTGATGACACCGAAAGGCCAGTCGGCCTTTCATTCGTGTTGTAGTTGGGTTCATATACCAAATGATGAAAACTTTGAGGTAATAAATTATGACTGAGTTTAATAAAAGTGAATACATTGACACGCAGGTAGAATATGTGTTGGATTATTTTGACTTTGACCGTGCATATAAGGCACGTGTTGCAGTAGGTTGGCCCGGCACGGAAAAAGATGTTGGTGATTTACGCCAATTTGCTCGTGCGTTAATTCGTATGGCTTTAAAAGGTGTTTCATTAGGTACAACAGACCGTTCGACAACAGCTAGTGGTGGCTTTCGAGTTGATGTGGACACTTATGCTGATGAAGCGGAAAAAATATACTTGAGGTTATCATTCGTATTGACGGAAACGGATAATTATGACTGATGAGGTAAATGTTCCAACGGTTGATGAGTTTAAACAATACTTTATTGATAAACTGGACCGAACAGGTAGTTTAGACGAGGCCTTCACTAAGGCGGTATGGTCTGCGTTTCGGGTAGGTTATAATATGGGGATAGATGATGGACTTATGGGAAAAAATGTCAAGTTCAAATTTAACAGACGAACAGGCCAAAGAGTTAATAAGACGCCGTAGAGGCCAGATGGTGATACATTCGTATCTATACTATAAGGCCGACAAACCTATCATATCAGATGACCAATGGCAGAGTTGGGCTGAAGAGTTGACCAAATTACAAGCGAATTATCCACATTGTTGTAAGATAAAACACTATGATGCTGAGTTCTCTGATTGGGATGGTACAACAGGTATGCATCTACCAACTCATGTGTATATAGAGCAGGCAGCTGAACAGGTCTACAAGGCATGGGAAGCACATAACGCTTGACATTAAGACCTATTCGTGTATAATGGTGTGGTATCATTGATTAAGGACATATATTATGAGTAAGAAAATTGTGGAAGAAATTGTTAAACCAAAACCAAAGTTCTCGGTGACCGAGCGCTTTGAGTTCATTAGTCAGTTTGTTAACCTTGTAGGTTCTAGTAAACTAAACTCATTCATCCTTACAGGCTCTGGTGGTCTAGGTAAGACTCATGCTGTTATTGAAGGTCTTAAAAAGAAAGGCCTTCGTGAGGAAACTGTAATGGATGCAGGTGATTACATCTGTATTCGTGGTTTCTCTACGGCTAAGGCCTTGTATCGTACCTTGTGGGAAAATAACGGCAAGGTAATTATATTTGATGATGCCGATTCGGTTCACCGTGACCCTATTGGTGCCAATATTCTGAAGGCTGCATTAGGTTCAGAGGATAAACGTATCATTTCATGGGGTGCTGAGTTCCCAGAGGCTGAATCATTACCTAATCGTTTTGAGTTCATTGGTCGTGTGGTGTTTATATCAAACCTATCACAATCACAATTCCCACAGGCCTTGTTATCTCGTAGTATGCGGGTTGACCTGACATTGAATACTGTGGAGAAACTAGAGCGTATCCGTCAGGTATTCGGTGACATCAAGGGTGAGGTAGAGGAAAAGGCTGAAGTCATGGAGTTCATTGACAAGTATGCTGAGGTGGCATCCGACTTAAACATCCGTAGTGCTTTATCGGTTCTCAAATTAAAAAAAGATATAGGACAAGGATGGGAAAGAATTGCTTTATATAATTTTACTGCATAGGTGTATAGACAATCGGTTAATTCCAACTGTCTTTTTACATTTGATACACGAACAATAAGCCATAGGTTTCTTTTTACCAACATTAGATAATCTAATTTTTTCTTTAGTTTCACTGGAATGATTATATTGTCCGACCATTAATTTTCTAGCCTCTGACATTTTTTGTTTTGACTCTTTAGAATATATACCTGTTTTACCTTTATTCCATGGAGTTATGCCTTTAAGTGCTTTACTAATTTGCGGACATTTTTTACCTTTGTTCCAAGTTGGTTTTCCACTTCTAGCCAATTTGTGTTTCATACTAGTTTGTTCGCCAAATTTTAAACCATAATTGTTAAATGATTTGTTGGCCATGGCTTGGTTGATGTATAAATCAGATTGAACTACATTAAGTTGTTTTTGTAGTTTTTCTTCTTTATTAAAAGCCTCGAGTCTATTGGTATGATATGAGATTGCCTTTGTTTTGAATAAGTGTGGATTGTTAGTAAGTTCTTCATTCCATATTGATTTGTATTTTTGTGATGAAACTGAACCATGATATCCATTGTTTATTTTATTGGTTGTAGTTGACCCAATATAGAATGGAGGTAATTTGTTACCAAAATAAGTGGTTAGGTATACACAATAATTCATGGTTGTCATCTTGGCAAAGTTATTATATTATATATTTATAACAAACTGCCTTGAATGTATTAAAACTTAAACGTGATGTTGGTGATAACTGGCAACGTCTAGCATTATATAACTTTACCAGTTAATATGCTTGACATAATTTAGTTAATAGTGTATATTAGCCCAAGTAGTATCAATTAAGCCTTTTTAGGCAAAAAAACAATTAACCTTTTTAGGAGATTTATATGAGTGTAGCTGGTGTACCTTGGATTCATTCCATTAAAACCGTATCAGAATTCTATGATATGTTGAAACCTAATAGTAAAAATCGTATTGATTGTGACCCCGTTGGCCAGCGACCCGATATGGAAGATTTAGGCAAAAAACAAGGTATCATTGATACAATGATACGTGGTTATGATTTTGGTGAATTTAAACTTAGGACACTTACCAAAGCTTTACAAGATGCTTTCGGTTTCAAATATCGCTCTATTGATGGCGGTCACCGTAAACGAGCCATTCGTGATTTTATTGATGGAAAGTTCAAAACTCATAGAGATACTGTCGCTGTTGTAAATGGCGAGGAAATCTATGTAGGTAACAAAACATATTCACAATTACCAGAAGGTGTTCAAGACCAATTTAATTCGTATCGTATTCGTATGACTGTATATGACGAAAGTATGACAGATGGACAGGCGGGTGAAACATTCCGTAGAACCAACATTTCTACCGATGTCAACCATCAAGAAATGCTCAACTCACATGAGGATAATTTGGTTGCTATTTGGGTTCGTGAAATCTCACGTCCTATTCCAGGTTTAAATAATAAGTATCACCTATTATTTGAATACACTTATCCATCACCAGATGACCGCCAACAAAGATGGTACAAAGATGTATCTAAACGATTGCGTGATGACCGCTCAGTGTCAGCATTATTGACATTTTTCAAGCGCCTAGATAAAGGTGAGAATAATCTTTATGCAATTACTGATGATGAACTGACACGGACATGGAACGAATTTGGTGACCCAATTGGCGGTATGTGGTATCGCCAACCAACACAAGCTAAAAAATATAAATCATTAGTTGAGGATGCTCTAAACTTTCTATACAATTACGCAGTTCAAAAGAAAAACAATTCAAAATATGGTTTAACTGGCCGTGATTTTGCCTTAATGTATCGTTTTTATGTTTACATGTATATCACATACGGCAAAACATTCCGTGTTAAAGATTTTGAAAAATTACAATTCTCAGTTCGTAAAGCCATGGACAAATTCATTGGTAAAGACGAGAGTAAATTGCGAATGGAAGTTTGCCAAGAAGATAGTGAGAAACGACCAGTGTGTAAATGTTTTGAGGCTTATCTAACAGTTCATGGCGACAATCGTAAATCGGAACAAACGGTTAAATGGTTGTTAGAAGAAATGGGAGACCTAAAAAATAGTGGTATTGTTTTCTTATCTAAAGACAGAGATTTTGGTGCTGAAATGATTGAGGAAAAATGGCGCGCTAACGATTGTAAGTGTGAGATAGATAATGAATATCTTGCATTAAATGAAGCTGTTGGTGCTCACATTGAGGCTTGGAGTGAGGGTGGCCCAACCGTAATGACCAATTTGATGGTTGTCCGTAAAGAACACAATGACAAAATGGGCGCTATGAACGCATTAGATTATAAACGAATCTATTGGAATAATGTCAATAATGTTGATTTAACTCCTAGTGAGGAATTATATGAGTTATAGAGAAGTGGATTACGTTGGAATACAAATGTATTGCCAAGAATGGTTGAATAAGTATGAGGCCAAGAAGCATGAATTGGATTCCAAACCCGTTAAGACCAATTGGTGGGGTAGACCACTTCCTATTGAAACTCTCAATATGGATGCTTACAATAAAGTTAAGGCTTTGTTAGCCTTAACTAAGTGTCCTGCTTCACACAATCGCATCATTTATTTGGATGCTGAAGACTGCCGTATATTATTTGGAGATTGATTATGATTATTCATCCACACATACCAAAAAGTAAACCTAAAAAACCTAATGCTAAACAACGGGCACTACAAGCCTCTTGGGAAGATATATTAAGGAAATATGATGTTAAACCCCAAAACAATAAAACAGTTACTAGCGGACCTAGTGTTTCTAGGCCTATTCGTGCTGGTTCTAGCACTAGTCATATCCCTAGTTTGGATAATCAACACGGTATAGCAGTGAAAAAGAGTGCATCACAATACACTGGTGATGCTATGATTGGTATTTCAGTATTACACAAATCAAATGGCATCCCTGTGTTTAGGCATGAGGATATCATTGACATTAGTAAAATGCGGAGAGGTTAAACGCATGACTCAAAAAATTGTAATCAATGCGTGTTATGGTGGCTTTGGCGTTTCAATCAAAGCCTTTGAACGGTATCTAGACCTTAAAGGCATTACGTATTATAAATGGAAAAATTCAGTGGATATGAATATGCTCACCACGGTGCCGCAGAATGAATATGATGAATACAATAATGACCACTTTTTGAGTTTATATCACATTAAACGTGATGACCCCGTTTTAATACAGATTATTGAAGAAATGGGTGTTGAGGCTGATGGTCATTATGCCGAATTAAAAATTATTGAAATACCTGATGATGTTAAATGGTACATTGAAGATTATGATGGTATGGAACACGTTGCTGAAGTGCATAGAACCTGGCCTTAAGGAGACCATATGAAAAATTACCTACTAAGATTTTTGCGTTACTTAAATGTTTTCAATCACGTTAAGTTAAATTTGCCAACGAACAATTGCACCGGCAATTGCAACCAAGGCCGCACTTGTGATTGTAAAAAGTAGATTGACATATACCACTTTTTGGTATATAATGGTTGTATTATTTAATTAACAAAAGGAAATTCTATGTTTAAAGATATAAATTGGTGGACAATGGGTCTATGGACACTTGTGAGTTATACATTTGGCATGTCGTATTTTTATTTCAATAGTGGTTTTGCATATTCACTAATTGATTCTTTAGCTATTTTTGCTGTAGCCATGGTTGGTCATTTCCAAGCTCTACGTAAATTAGAAATTGATTTTGGGGTAAATGATGAGTGATTATATTGCTAACGTAAAATACGATGAGCATTCTGAAAATTATTACATAGTCTTACCAGATGAGTCGGTAAGTAATCTTGGTTGGAATGAAAATGATAGTGTTAGCTGGACTGATAATGGTGACGGGAGTTTTACAGTGAAAAAAGTAGAAAACAAAGTATGGGTTTTAGTTGAGTGTGTTCAACAACATCGTATGCGTTATGTGGTTGAAGCGCCAGCTGACCGACCTGAATTTGCATTAGATGTAGTAACCATGAATCAGGCTAAAGAGTTCTCACAGAAAGACCTTGGTCAAACTATTGTATCTCACCGAGTGGTGTCTGGTGCCGAGGCTTTGGATATCTGTGATGAGGATAATGATTATCTGAAAGATTGGACTGATTCCAAGAAAATCGATGTGCTATTCACTAAAGAGGGTGATGATAATTACTATGATGAGGAATTTACCATATGAAAGTTTATCTAAGTGGTTACCGAGACCATTGGTTAAGTCCATACACTATCATGGGTGGTGTGATGTTTTGGAAGAAATGGACCGACCCAAAGTTTGACCTATATGATGATGAAAATGATTATTTGGTCAATTGGTTAAATCCGCCATGTGAGTTGTTGCGCAAGTTCTTAGATTTTGTGCATCCTCGTATTGATTATGTTAAGATTGACAAATATGATACATGGTCTATGGATTCAACGCTAGCGAAAATTATTCTTCCGATGCTTAAGAGTGTTAGAGCTGCAAAATGTGGTGCGCCTAGCACCGATGACAAAGATGTACCTAAACACCTACGCAGCACATCTGCTAAACCTAAAGAAAATTCATGGGATACAGATGAGTTTTGGTTTGACCGTTGGAATTGGATACTTGATGAAATGATTTTTGCCTTTCAAAGTATTGTTGATGATAATTGGGAAGACCCGTTCTTTACCGGCGAGACCGACCATAAATCCGAACCATGCGAATGGGATGCTAATGGTAAACCAACTCTATACAAAATGGTACAAGGTCCAAATCATACACACAAATTTGATAAAAATGGTTGGCTGAAAGTTGAGAAACGAATTAATAACGGATTGACATTATTTGGCAAATACTATCGCAGCCTTTGGACCTAGAATGAAACTATTTTTAGATTGTGAATTTACCAACTTTCAAGGCCATTTGATTTCTATGGCCTTGATTGACGAGAACGGCAAATCATTTTATGAAGTGGTCAATTTTAATGAGGTTGATTGCCATGAATGGGTGTTAGATAATGTGATACCTATTCTATTAAAACAACCTATGCCGTATGAGGACTTCCAAAGAAGCCTCAGAACTTTCTTGCGCCAATATGATACGATAGAAGTTATTGCAGATTGGCCTGAAGACTTCTGGCACTTCACACAAGCATTATTGACTGGGCCTGGAATGATGATGGATATACCAAAACTCACCATGACAATGGAACGTAGATTAGATTACGTTAGTGATATTCCACACAATGCCTTAGAAGATGCTATAGCAATCAGAAAAGCTTACTTTAAAAAATATACCCCTTAAAGGATTTAAATATGAAAATTGGAATTATTGGTGTTGGTTTTGTTGGTACAGCAGTCAAACTAGCGTATGAGGCTGCTGATATTGACACCGTATGTATTGATGAACACAAAGGTTACTATGCTACCTATGATGATGTTATGGACTGCCAGGCTATTTTCGTGTGTGTACCTAGTCCCGTAGCGGATGATGGTTCATGTGATACGTCTTACCTATTAGATGTGATGAATAAATTGAAAGACTATTCGGGCATCATCATATCTAAAGTCACTGCACCACCCACAGTCTATACGGAACTAAGCAAAACATATTGCAATTTGGTTCATGCACCTGAATTCTTAACGGCCGCTAATGCTAATGAGGATTATCGAACAGGTCAGTTTGCTATCATCGGCGGTTATGAACCATGCACACAAGATGCAGCACGCATCATTCGAATGGGTCAACCTAGAATTCATGCTATTCAGTATGTTTCAATTGGCGAGGCGAGTCTAGCTAAGTATGCAATCAACACCTACTTAGCAACCAAGGTCATATTCAACAATGAATTACATAACCTTGCTAAGTCTATTGGTTTGAATTACACGGCAGTTCGCCATGCAATTGCCTTAGATACACGAATAGGTCTTTCACACTTAGATGTTCCAGGTCCTGATGGCCAGTATGGTTTCGGTGGTGCTTGTTTCCCTAAAGACACCAGTGCTTTGTTACACTTTGCTGAACAGAATGGTGTTGAGTTGTCTGTATTGAAATCTGCCGTATTGACTAATAAAACCTATAGGAGTGATGTATGATTTTTACATTTGGATTTATATTATTATTGATTGGTTACTTTTGGTATCGTCAAACCGAATACAGTAAAGACTGGCGAGATGCCGTTCAATTTGCTTTGATGGCCATTGGGTCATTAGCCGTATTGATTAGTCTATTGACACTTGCTGTTAGATACCTGCCGTAATACTTATGTGAACCTTTTGTGACAACGTGCTCGGTATGGTTAAATACCATAAGCACTATAGTTTATAACAAAGGGTAAAACATGGATATAAATTTAGAAATTATATTATTGGTTGGACTTTTCATATTGATGTTGAGTCTGTTATGATAACCAAATACAAAACTATCTGTATATCTGATTTCCATTTGGGAGCAAAAGACTGTCAAGCAGAATTGCTTAATAACTTTCTAAAACACCACACGTGTGAGAACTTGTTTTTAGTTGGCGACATCATTGACGGTTGGAAAATTCAACAGAACAAATGGCGATGGAAACAAAGTCATTCAAATGTAATTCGTAGAATTTTAGGTATGGGTAAACATGGTGTAAATGTAACCTATATTACCGGCAACCACGATGAATTTATCAGGCCTTTTGTTCGGCAAATTTTTAGCATGGGTAATTTATCTATTGCCAATTATGCGGAATACCGAGATATAGACGGCCGTAGATTGTTAATAATTCATGGTGATATGTTTGATGGCGTTACTAGATTATCACCATGGATAGGTTTCATGGGTGATAAAGCATATGATGTAGCTCTATGGATTAATACTCATTTCAATTTTTGGCGTCATAAAATGGGGTTTGGTTATTGGAGTCTTTCACAATATCTGAAATTGAAAGTCAAAAAAGGTGTTGATTTCATTTTTAAATTTGAAAAGACGATTACCGAATACTGTCACCGACAAAATTATGATGGTGTAATATGTGGACATATCCATACTCCCGAAATCAAAACCGTTAACGGCATTCTATACATGAATGATGGTGATTGGCAAGAGACCTGTTCAGCCCTCGTTGAACATTTTGATGGTAGATGGGAAATCATTTACTGGACCGAAATGAAATAATATATTATTACCGCTTGACAAAAATGGTAAGAATATGTATAATGGTATTTCAATAGTTGATAAGGCATCTATATTATGAGTTTGACTAAAACACAAGAGCAATTTGTTACGATAATGGAAACCAAACACGGCCAAAGTGCCGTGGTTGGCCGTACCGATTTGAAACAAATTGCACAAGAAAACAATCTTGGTTTTCCACACTGGTTGACCAAATCTCCATTCAAAATTGGTAAGAACCAATTCAAAGTACCAACGAGTTCACATATGACACCATTAACACCACAACCTGAAATGGCGGTTGTAATGATGCGTCAACCTAAACTCGTTGATGATTCCGATGTATCAATTCCAGAAAAATATCCAGACTATGTTCCTTTCGGTTTCTACAATGACCTAAAGAATATCATTAAATCAAAACAGTTCTATCCTGTGTTCATCACTGGTCTATCCGGTAACGGTAAAACTTTGATGGTCGAACAAGTTTGTGCTGACTTGAAACGTGAATGTATCCGTGTCAACGTATCAATTGAAACAGATGAATCCGATTTACTTGGTGGCCCGACATTGGTCAACGGTAATGTAGTGAACCGTGATGGTCCTGTGATTACCGCAATGAAACGTGGTGCCATCTTATTGATTGATGAGGTAGACCGCGGTTCAAATAAACTAATGTGCTTACAAGGTATCTTAGAAGGTAAACCTTACTACAATAAGAAATCTGGTGAAGTGGTACGACCCGTAGGTGGTTTTTCGGTGATTGCTACTGCTAACACCAAAGGTAGAGGTTCAGACGAAGGCAAATATCTATCACAAATCTTAGATGATGCCTTTTTGGAACGTTTCCCTATTACGGTAGAACAGGAATATCCTGATACCAAAACTGAACGTAAAATTCTTAAGCCTTTAATCAATGACGAGGCATTTGTTGACAATCTAATCAAATGGGCTGATGTTATCCGTAAGACCTACGGTGAAGGCGGTATTGACGAGATTATATCAACTCGCCGTTTGGTTCATATTGCTAGAGCTTTAGCAATCTTTAATGATAAAAAGAAAGCTATCGAGTTGTGTGTTGCTCGTTTTGATGAAGACACCAAGACATCATTCTTAGATTTATATTCTAAGATTGAGAATCCAGAACCTGAAGTGATTGTTGAACAACCTATCATTACTGAAGAAATACCATTTTAAGGAGTAGATTATGAGAGTATATAATAAAATTGCCGTTGTGATGAAATCGGGTGAACCTGTTACGGTTGACCAGTTTAAAACTGTATTTGCTGGTACTAAAGTTGAACCCGTATTGTATCGATTGAGTACCTATATTTGGAACATTAAGAAAAATGGTGGGATAGTCAAGGCTGTTAAGAATGGCCGCAATGTTGTAGGCTATCAATTGATTAATGCTAACGAATTCGACCCCAAAGGTTATTGGGTTGGAAAACAGGAGACTGTATAATGTTACACGCTGCGGTTTTAGTGGAGTTTGACGCTAAGAATACAACACATCGCCAACACTATCATTATTTTATGAAGAGTAATAAATGGAGGCCATCTGCTCCTCGATTTGTATTAGAGAGTCCTTTTGTTAATATACCATTAATGATACAACATAAACTTTTAGAATTTTATCTCAACAGTGAATATAAGGAAAACAAATGAAAACTGATTCAAATTACCGAATGTCCAAACAAATTAAGCGTACACTAAGTACAATTATGGACCGCAAGGAACGAAACATATATAAGAGAGCGGCGATTGATGCTGATGCGAGTTGGCAAAAAGGCAGCTGGGTAATTTTAAAAAATGGTAATGATAAGGAGTAATTATGGCTACATTAATTCAAGTAGAATCAAAAGAGAAAAACTGTTCGGTGATTGTTAACCTAGACCACGTTATGGAGATTGCACCATTGTCTGCCGGTGGTTGTGCAATTCGTTTCATTGCTGATGGTGGTAAGAATGTCCGTGAAATCTTTGTAAGTAATGCTTATACAGAATTCAAACAATTCGTATTAGAAACAGTAACATCAGAACACATCTCAAAAAAAGTTGAGGAGTTGTCCAAACTCCAAAAAAAACTAGGACCTAAAGAACCAGTTGCCCTTAAAACCGGTGATGACGTTCCTGCCTTTGGTGGGTAATTTATGATTAATGAAAGTCAACAGAGCTGGACTCTCCAGCAATTCTTTGACCATTACACAAAACTAATTGAATCCAAACACCCTTTCTCATTCGTGAGATGGGGTGATGGAGAATTAGCTGTTGCGGCTGGTCATCCTGTCGGTGAACAATCACTCGTAAATCAAAACAAAGAATGGGTCTTCAAAGAGGGTGGTCGTACCAAATTGGGAGATGCCTTAGTTGAGTCTTTAAAACTACAAGGACCTGACAACCATTATGGTTTACCTTGTCGGTGTTGTGCTTCACAATCTGAACATACAGCTTTGATACCACTTATTACGGAATCACCAGTGGCACCAAATACAATCTTTGGTAATGCTAACTATGCTAGGTTCATTGAGTGGGCTAAAACATTAAACGATAAAGGCATATCTGTGTCATTGGTTGTTAACCATCTAGCACAAGATAACCTAGACAAATATCCTTTTAGAGTTAATAAATTCTGTCCTGTTCCATCAAATTGTATTCAAGAGTTTGAGAAAAACGGAGACCGTTTAGTTGAGGGTGTTCGTGAGTTTGCTGAATCATTTAGTGGACATTTTGTCATGGTTGCCGCAGGCCCTATGTCAGAAGTATTCATTACTGAAATGTGGAAAGCTAATCCTCGTAACATTTATTTTGATGTTGGTTCATCACTAGACGTTTATACTAAAGCGGGTGTCCTGGACATAACCAGACCACACCATGACCCAAACAATCATTACGCTCACGTTGAATGTAGAATGACAGGACCTTTTGCGAGACCATACTAATGTATCAAAAAGAAATTGAATTCTTTTGGCCACTCACAGAACAAATACAGTTGGATTTGGATTACAGTAGGTGTGTTAAACCATCGGTGACTACTAATATAGTTAATGGTGGCACCAGTATTGCAATGGTCAGTCCTTCTAATTTGACTTGGACAACAACAGTCACTGCATCTGAAATATCAACTGAACGATTGACATTAACGGTTGACAAGTCACCTAGTTTTATGAGAAAATGGCTTTATAAATTACTAGACATCAAATGGAAAATTAAATAATATATGGCGAAACAACCACGAAGTTATGGTTTTGAGGAACATCCAGAACAACCGGTTCAACCAAAATCAAATACATTAAGAATTAAACTGAGTGATTTAAAATCATTTAGTCCTTTGACCAATAATCAAAAGAAATTCTTTGATGCTTATAAACGAGGCGATTACTTCATTGGTTTATTTGGAAGTCCAGGTGTAGGTAAAACATTTCTTACACTATATAAAGCACTAGAAGAAGTATTGGATCCAGGTATTTCTTTCAATAAGGTTGTAGTAGTTCGTTCAGCTGTACAGGTTAGAGACCAAGGTTTCGTTCCTGGTGATTTGGATGAAAAGATGAAAATCTATGAACAACCTTATAGAGAAATCTGCCAAACTTTATTTGATAAACCAGATGCTTGGGATAGATTGAAAGAGCAAGGTAAGTCTAGGTTCATTTCAACTACCGCTATTCGTGGTATTTCGATTGACGATGCCATTATTATTGTAGATGAATCACAATCTATGACATGGCATGAATTATCATCTGTTATTACACGAACAGGTCACAGGTCTAAAATTATATTTGTTGGTGATTTGAAACAGAATGACTTACTTAAAAATAAAAATGATGTATCTGGTCTAAAAGAATTCTTACGAGTGGCTGAAACCATGAAAGAATTTACTATGATTGAATTTACATCAGAAGATATTGTTAGGTCATCATTGGTCAAATCTTGGATTGTAGCATGTGAGAAATTGGAGGTATAATATGAACATCTTTTATCTTAGTCGGAACCCCGATGAATGTGCTCAAATGCACAACGATAAGCATACAATAAAAATGATACTTGAGTCAGCTCAATTATTGTCTACTGCTCATCGTGTGCTTGACGGTACTGAAACTGTAGGTCTTTCACAGTCAGGTCGCAAAAAGAAAATATGGAAATTGGCTAATGATGAATTAGATACTCATTTATATTCAGCTACACATAACAACCATCCTTCAGCAATATGGGTTCGACAATCTAAAAATAATTATGTTTGGTTGTTTGATTTATTTTGTAGTTTGATTGCTGAATATCGATACCGTTATGGTAAAGTACATAAATGTGCTTCAATGATTGACACCTTGGCCAATATTCCAAATAATACACCCGATATTGAGTTTACAGAACCAACACCAGCAATGCCAGATGAATGTAAAGTGCCAGGTAATTCGTTAGCATCTTATCGAAATTATTACCGAATGAACAAACAACACTTGGCTTCATGGTCAGGTAAAATCAATTCACGAAATATACCGGAGTGGTACACAACATGAAAATAATAGATAATGCTTTCTCATTAAGTGATAGGTTGTCTTTATATGATTATATAATCAAACAAGACTTTTATTTGGGTTGGCCAGATACAAATAATATCGAAGACGGTGATAAAAAATATTTACATTCCAATTACACCGAAGAGCAGGTTAACAAATCTAAAATTTTAGAAATGGTAAATGGGAATGAGGAAATAAAAAACACACTTGAGGGTAAACAGTGTGTAAAATGTATTGTCAATCTATCTATTCCTACATATAGTTTTCGAGCTCATACACACCCTGGAACAACCATAGTTTTATGTTATGTCAATTTAAATTGGAAAAATGATTGGTTTGGTGAAACCGTGTTTTATGATAATGATGACAAAGAAATAATTAAATCAATATCTTACACACCAAATAGAGTTGTAATTTTTGATGGTGACACCCCGCACGCTTTGAGGCCGCAATCTGCAGCTGCTCCAGATTATCGTTTTACTATGGCTTTATGGTATATCAACAAATAAAAAGGTTAAAAGATGCCCAACTATGATATGAGAAATAAAGAAACAGGTGAGATTGTTGAACACACAATGTCATACACAAAGTTAGACCAATTCTTGGTGGATAATCCACAGTTGGAAAGATTTCATTCTGCGGCTCATTTGCCGGTGATGTCTGATGGTGCTCGAATGTCGGTACCAGGTATTGGTCAACCAGATGCTAGGTTTGAACGTGAGATTATTGGTCGAATTAAAGAGAAGGTGCCAGGTAACACACTAGCACAAGGCCACAAAACAAAGATGCCTAGGGAATGGTAGCATAAATAGAGAATATTACACAATAAGGAAGAATAATCCATGGCTTTACCCGCTTCTGGTGCAATATCACTTAATAACATTAACGTTGAGTTGGGGTTTTCTGGTACTGCAGCTATATCACTTAATACTACTGTAGTAAGAACACTTGCCGGTGTGGCTAGTGGTGCAATATCAATGAGTAATTTTCATGGTAAGTCAAATACACCACCAGCAGGCCAACAAGAATATACCACTGCAGGTACCTTTTCGTGGCTATGCCCAACAGGGGTTACATCTGTCAGTGTGGTATGTGTTGGTGGAGGTGGTGGTGGCGGAAGTTCTCCTGGCGTAAGTGCCGCATCCGGTTCTGGTGGTGGTGGCGGTGGATTACGCTGGATAAATAATCTGGCAGTAACTCCAGGCGAAACCCTGACCATAGTAGTTGGGGCTGGAGGAAGTCCGGCCGGTGCAGGTGGCAATTCCATAATGCACCGCGGCGGAACTGTTTTAATACAGGCCAACGGCGGTGGTGCTGGTTTTACTGGTAGTAATGTAAGTGGACCTGCTGGTGGCGGAGGATCAACCATAGGTGGAAACATCGGTGGTGGCAACGGCGGCCAGGGAGGCAGGGCTTCTAGCGGTAATGACGGTGGCGGCGGCGGCGGAGCTGGTGGATATTCTGGTAACGGAGGTGCAAGTAACACAACAACTAACGCACCTGGAAGTCCGGGGTCTGGCGGTGGTGGCGGTGGCGGTGCAACATCCGAAGGTAGTACCCAAAGGCCCGGTGGCGGTGGTGTTGGAATCTATGGTGAAGGAGCTTCTGGTGCTGGCGGCGCTAGACCTGGCGGTGGCGGTGGTGGTGGTTCTGGTGGTGCCAATGGTGGAAGTGGCTCAGGAACCACAGGCGGTGCTTTTGGTGGTGGCGGTGGCGGTGTTGAAGACGACACTAATAGCGCTGGTACACCTGGTGGCGGTGGTGCAGTTAGGGTCATCTGGGCTGGTTTGAATTTCCCAACTAGAGCTTTCCCTTCAACTAATACAGGAAATGTATAATTATGGAAAATTTATGGATTGAAATTATTAATGGACAAACGGTTAATCACCCGTACTTAGAATCTAATTTATTACAGGCGTGTCCAGAATGGAATGGCGTAGTACCATTAGATAGATTTGCTCCATTCATTAGGCGTGAACCTCCACCAGATAAAATAGTAATTAGTGTAGAATACCAACTAGTTGATGGTGTTTGGACTGATGTATTTGAGTGTACCGATATACCAACAGAAGAATACCAACTAGTTGATGGTGTTTGGACTGATGTATTTGAGTGTACCGATATACCAACAGAAGAACCACAACCAGAATAAATTGTACAATAAATAGTATTATTGAGATGAATATTCCTAAAGACATGTTTCCTGGGAAACCACGGAAGAAAAACTTCTTGGCGTACTTAGTGTATGGCAAGATATGAGAAAATCAAATTTAGAATATGAACAAAGGTTTGAAAAATTACTCAAAGATTTTGAGTATACCTTAAATTTACTTGTTATAGCCGAACCAACTACTAGTGAGTGTTTTACCATGACAATAGAACGACATAAACTTGGTTACTTTGGCAAACCGAAAATGAATTAAATGTTTCATATGAAACTATTCTTAAACCTGGAGACAGGCTGTATCTTCCAAGTGGTAAGTATCACAAGTGTAAACCATTAGGTAAACGATTATCGTTAAGTGTTCCTATATTATAAAGTAAATTATGTTCAATTATTGCCCACCCAAAGTTCTTGAGGAACTATCCGCTGAAACGACCCAATACGGTAGAAAGTATCTGCTACCCGATGGGTCTAAAGTGCCATCTATCACCACAGTCTTATCTTATTTCAAAAAAGATATCATACAAGAATGGCGTAATCGTGTAGGTGAAGTTGAAGCTAATCGTATCAGTAAGCAGGCCTCAAACCGAGGGACGAACGTCCACACTCTTTGTGAAAAATACTTGAACAACGAGACCAATTATGCTCGTGGTGCGTTCCCAGACGCTTTGGAGATGTTTAAGAGTATTCGTCCCAAGTTAGATGAAAATGTAACAGATATTTATTACCAAGAACAAGCACTGTGGTCTACACATTTAGGTGTAGCTGGTCGTTGTGATTTGATTGGGCATTGGGATAAGGTTTTAAGTGTTGTTGATTTTAAAACCAGTAGAAAACCTAAAGTTAAAGAATATATTACTGACTATTTTATGCAAGGCACAGCATATGCTTTGATGCATGAAGAACTAACAGGCATTCCAATTCATCAAATTGTTATTTTAATTGCTGTTGAAAATGCTGAACCTCAAGTATTTGTAGAATATACAGAAAATTGGATAGAACCATTGGTCAATTGTGTTATGGATTATAAATTAAACGTAAGAACATAACCATCCTTTATGAGATTTATATAATCCTTGAGCAACACATGTCATAGATCCTTGTCGTAATGAATAATTTTTACAGAATTGATTCAAATTTCTAATATTAAATATTTCTCCATTTGGAGAAGTAACAATATATGATTTGCTTTTGTTTGTTTTGTGTTGTTCCGACATTGGTATACCTTTTTTACTTATAGATATACTTAACCGTCTTTTTTCAGTACAAGGAATTTTAAAACCGGACGTTCCTTCACCGCCGTCTGTTCTATTCCATAATAAACCGGTATTATTATCTTTACGGCCATACCATTTGATATAATTTCGCTCAAGAGCAAAAGCACCAACTTCAGTTAAATTTTGTTCAAGTATGACAATCAATGATTTATTTTTTGGAATATTAACCGTATGTTTTTTTGATAAATGTCGGTTGCCTTGGCCTTTGCCTATATAATATGGCGAACCGTCAGATTCCCGTAAATAAGCATATACATAATATTTTAATTCTGGAGTATAAATATTCATTACTGACATTCCTATATAATGTTAGAGTGTATGCGGTCTGAACACCGGCGATACACACCTATTTATATAAAAGGACTCATAAATGAAGAAGTTAGTATTACTGCTGTTGTTACCAATTACAACACTTGCGAATCCGTTAGATGACAAGTGTCCACAATTTGCGCCTTATGGTGCACCAATTGGCAAAACAACCACAGAATATTTGTGCCGGACCAATTATGCAATCCAACACAACAACGAAACTAAGACCGCTTACTTTGTTTTAGAGCATGTAACAGTAGAGTCAATGACAGGTCCAGCTAAACGCAAAGATGACTTCAGACCTGATGGCCAAGTACCTAAACAATTTCAAGCTACGCTAGCAGACTACGCAACAGAAGGTAAAACTTACGACCGTGGGCATATGTCACCCGCAGGTGATAATACTCAGAATGAAAAGATTATGTCTGAATCATTCTTATTGTCTAATATGGTTCCACAAATCGCCAATAACAACCGCGGTATTTGGAAACAATTAGAAACTAAGGTAAGAACCTATGTTGCTAGTACCAATGACCTTTATGTAGCATCTGGCCCAATCTATGATGTCGGTTATAAAACCATTGGTCCTAACAAAGTTGGTGTACCAACCAGATTATACAAAATAGTAATTGACACAAAGAATAACAAGGCATCAGCTTATATTTTTCCAAACACTGCATTACCTGTAGCGGATATGGAGAAATTTAAAGTAACCATTGTTGATGTTGAGAAATCCACAGGTATCAATTTTAACCCTAAACTACCAGCAAATTCGGGAGTTGAAACCAAAAAGGATTGGTAATATCACTTGACAGAATTGGTATAATTGTTATATAATAGCAGTATAGTAAAAAACAGCGTAAACCTTAAAGTAATACATGTTGGATGGCGGTTCGATTCCGCCCATCTCCACCAAAAGCACATTGTCACTAAAGTCCCGTAAGGATTATGTCTTTAGCGAGATAGTGTGCTTCTGATGGAGATGATAGGTATCTCTACCAGTAAGCATATTAGTGCCACTTAATCAATATATGCGGAGTCATTCTAGATGACGACCTTCCGCGGGTTACCGACTGTACAATCGGGCTAATGTGCTTACTAATGGGGATGACCAGGTTTCGACAGCGTGGGATAGGATAAAGGCGCTCGACACAGATAGTCGTAAAAAGTAAATCAAAAGTAAACGCAAACGATAGCGAATACAGAATGGCAGCCTAAACGCTGACCGGAGTTTCGGTGGATTTCTTGGCAACAGAATAATCCACCACTTTATTATTAAATAGGAGTAAAAATGAAGTATTCAATTTTATTAGCAGCTTTACTGTCATCTTTAAGTGTTAATGCTGCCGAGCAATCAACACAATACGCACACATTCAATACACATTTCGTGATACTGTAGGTGACAATAGTGCTGACCCAAATCGCCAAGGTATGAATTTTACTTTTGGTAAAACCGTGAAACCCGGTATCACTTTAGATGCTGGTAGTCAATTCCGTACAGAGCGTTTGAATAATAATCAAGGTCAAAATACCAATCGTTTGGAAGTGGGCGCCACAGGCACATATGGTGTTTTAAATATTGTAGATTTATATACACGAGCTGCTATGGGCCAGAAATTTACACAAGATGAAGACCACGCATATTATAGTATTGAATCTGGTGCCAAAATGAATTTGACTCCTGTGTGGACAATTAAAGCTGGTTATCGATATCGTGATAGTTTTGATAATTCATATTCAGATAGGACGAATACAATTCGTTTAGGTACTGAATATGCTTTAGATAAATCATCATCACTCACTTTGGGTGTAGATAGAGCTTACGGAGACAGTGATTTCGTAGGTGTCAATGCCGGTTATCAAATCAAGTTCTAAGGAACTAGGGAGACTTCGGTCTCCCACCCCTTCCCAATAAAACAAGGAATAAAAAATGAAAAACACACTAATACTGTGGGTGTCATTGATTACGCTCGTGTTTTCCAACCTAACTTTTGCTGACAACCAAGTAATGTGTCTAGCAAAAAACATATATTATGAAGCAGGTGCGGAATCTTTTGATGGTAAATTAGCGGTAGCCCAAGTGACTATCAATCGTACAAAGTATGATGGTTATCCAAGTACTGTTTGTGGTGTAGTTAAACAGAAACGTAACGGAACCTGTCAATTCTCATGGTTCTGTCAAGAGCCTAAACCAATCAATAAGAAATCCAAAAACTGGAAAGATTCATTGCATGTAGCTAATTTGTTCTTGACATATAAAATGTCTTATGATAAACTGAGTGAAGATGTAATATTTTTTCATACTGTTTCTTCTCCTTTTACTTGGGTGAAACGGTATCAAAAGCACACAACCGTGGGCAATCATATATTTTATAAACCAAAAAAGAAGATTAACACATAATGCCAACCAAGGAAGAAATTAAGAACTTTTCACTATTGATAGAGAGTATGGCCAGGACATTACAATGTACTCATATAGATGCTATCGTAGACCATTGTAAACAAACTGGATTTGAGATTGAAGTGGCCTCAACCCTAATCTCTCCTAGACTGAAAGGTCTAATTCGTGATGAAGCACACAATATGAATATGTTGAAGAAAGAAGGGGCTAGTTTGCCGCTATGAGTGAAAATGGAGGGTATGCAACCTTTGCTCTCTTCCACACATTACACCTACATTTCACACAGAAATCCTATGACTACTTTAAATATCATGGAAAGTGTAATATAGGAAAAGACGCATTTTTAAACCGTAGGGACAAGTATGTATTTTATGCTTTGAGTCGTAAATACAACCTTACTGACATTAAAGATTTCTTTGTGAGCAATTTGTTTGAGAAACCTAAGTGTTGGATTGGTGACTTGAACACACAAGAAGGTGATGATGTCTATAAAAAATATCAAAAGAAAATACAGAGCTTGACATATGTGTTTTCTAATGATATAATTAACCTCTTTGATAAAGTAGAAAAGCCGAATGATATTATTATGGTCAAAGGTGGGCAAGAACCTATTTTATTAAAAGAATTATATTATGGGAACATAGCTGCGGAAACACTCATTATCCTGAATCATTATTTGAAGTTCACAGACATGTGGAATGAAAAGATACAAGATGATGTGGTGTATCCGGAGTTTATGTTCAAGTTGAAGAAGTATGAACCATTTGTATCTTTTGATACAGAAAAGTTCAAAACAATCCTTGTTGATAAAATTAAGGAGTATAAATAATGATGCAGTATAAATCAATTAACGTAGATAACAGTAGAGAGGTAGATTAAGATGAGTAGTTTCGCAAATTTAAAACGTAGTGCCGGTAATATTGACAAATTAACTAAAGCATTAGAACAAATCAACACCAATTCAGGTGACAGCTCAGACGATAACTTTTGGAAACCCGAGGTTGACAAAGCAGGTAACGGTTACGCAGTAATTCGTTTCTTACCAGCTCCAGCAACAGACGGTGACGAGGGTTTACCATGGGCTAAAGTGTACACACATGGCTTCCAAGGCCCAGGTGGTTGGTACATCGAGAATTCACTCACAACACTCAATGAAAAAGACCCAGTATCAGAATACAACTCCGAATTGTGGAACTCTGGCATTGAAGCGAACAAAGAAATTGCACGTAAACAAAAACGCCGTTTAACGTATATTTCTAATGTATTGATTATCGAAGACCCAAAACATCCAGAAAACAACGGTACAGTTAAGTTGTTCAAGTACGGTAAGAAAATCTTTGATAAGATTACGGAAGCAATGAATCCGGCCTTTGAGGACGAGAAACCAATCAACCCATTTGACTTGTGGTCTGGTGCTAGTTTCAAACTAAAAATTCGTAAAGTTGAGGGTTATCAAAACTACGATAAATCTGAGTTTGAAGGTGCATCTGCTCTATATGATGGTGATGATGAAAAACTTGAGAAGTTATGGCAATCTGAGCATTCTTTGAAAGAATTCTTGGCACCAAAACACTTCAAATCGTATGATGAATTGAAAGTTCGTTTACACCGTGTTCTTGCAACTAATCCTGTGTCGGCTACTGCCCCACAAGTTGCACCAACCGTTAAACAAACAACAATTGAATCCGTTAAAGTTTCACCTGTTGCAAGTACATCAGTAGATATTGATAAACCTTGGGCAGATGACGATGACGAAAATATGATTATGGACCATTTTGCAGCATTAGCTGAAGAAGATTAAGGAGAAATATATGGATATTAATTTAAGTTTATCACTGGAAGAGGTTAATGGCATTATGGCAGCACTAGGTCAAATGCCGTTCGGTCAAGTTGAACCTCTTGTCAACAAAATTCGCCAACAAGCAATTCCTCAGGCTCAAGCAATTCAAGAGGCCGACCAGGAAGTAGAAGCAGTAACACCTAAAACTAAGTAATTAGTTAGGCGCAAAAAGAAACCCACCTTAATCGGTGGGTTTTTTCGTTTTATACTGTTATACTGGTCTGACATTTTGATATTGTAATCGTGTCAACACAGCCTCATCGTTTCTCACTCTACTACCACCTCCAGAACCGCCAGAGACCCCGCCATTATTTACAACGTTTGTGGTCTTATTAACTATCACAGGTGCTGATGATTTTGCGCTTGGACCTGCTAGGTTTTGATTCTCTTTAGTAGCGGCTGTAGCTCTTGGACCTAATGAAGAAGGTGGGGTTTGTTGAGGCGTAGCTGTCGTTTGAGTCGCTTGCATATGAGCCTCTTCTTTAACACTTTGTACAAACTTTGGGTCTTTCATGGCATCAGCGCCATATTCATTGGATAACTTCTTATAAATTTGTTCTTCAGTTTGAGGGTTAACTGTATCTGGCACTTTAGTTGCTGTTTGTCCGACTGATTTGGGTGCAATACCTTTTTGTGTTTTCCATTCTTCAAATGTAGGACGTTTTTTGCCTTTATAATCTTTCAGTTCAACTTCTGTTTTATATTGTTGATATGGGTCAGTTTTCTTAAATTGTTGATACTTTTCAAACTCAGCCATTTCAGCCGTGCGTTGTTTAGTTACATCTTGACCTGTAAATTTATTTACAATTTTACCTGTTCTTTTTAGTTGTTCTTTATCCGCTTCCATGGATTTAACTCTAACTTCATCAGAAACACCAGACAATTTACGTTTATCCATAAATTTCTTCATATCTTCTGGTGTTGTTTTTTCATCATAAGATTTGTTATAAGAATCTGAAGATTTACCTGTGATTGCTTCATATCCTTTATCAATTAATTTAGAACCTGCTATCACTCCACCAACAACTAAACCCAATGGGGCTAGTATGCCAGCCAAAGGACTGAGTATTGATAACAAACCTGTACCAAAAGTGGATAACAGACCGCCAAGTGTGCCTAAAATTGATTTGAAATTCTTAGCAATAAAATCAAATATACCTTCTTTTTTCTCCTTAGGTTTCATTCCTTTGGTGATAGCATTTATTAATTCTTTATGTCTGGTTCCAGTATCCTTCTTGTCATTTTCATATCGAGTATCAGCTTCTGATTTTTGTTCTTCTTTGAATGCTTCATCTAATTCTCTAATTTTTTTATCTTCTTCAAATTTGTCAGACATTAATTTATATAAAGATTTAATGGCTGTAGCGGTACCAGATTCACTAGTATTGGAAGTACCTTTATTTTGACCAAAAACTTTAGAAAACATTTTAGATTTTCTATTTTCAGTTGGTGTTGGTTCTTCTTCAGCCCTTGGAGGCGCTTGTATTCCTGTGAAATATGAGATATCACTAGGGTCTCGTTTTCTTTTCATGCCGTAGGCTGTGGCGGCTAATTTACCTATACCCGGAATCTTACTGAGCATATTCATTGGGTCAAACATACGTTTAATGCCTACACCTTTTGCATGAATTTTATCTCCAATTGCTCCGGCTAAGGATTTACCCAAGCCTTCTTTATTCAACATACGTTCGGATGCTAATTGCATTAAACCTTTTGAACGGACGACATCAGCCTCTTCATATCCTGAACCGGTTCTAAACCGATGGCGCTGTGGTTTATTTGTTTTTGGATTTGTGGTGTAATAGTATTTTTGTTTTTCAACATCTTTAGGAGATTCTTCTGATGATTTTGGACGGCTCCCTAATTTTTGAGCTTCACCTCTAGATGCCGCTCGAGCAAAACTATCATTTAGTCCAACAACATACCACCATCCTTTGCCTTTATAAGCAGTAGGATCCCAACCAAATGTAATTTTACCTATTTTCTTTTTAATCATCTGTTTCTCTCAGCATTTTTTTGTTTAATTTTTTCATTTTCAGCTTCGATATACTGAATTAGCATAGTGATATAAATGTCTCTTTCCCACGGTATCATTTCCTCAAGCTCCGCAAGACTATACTTATGGTGTTGCATCAGTGAGAAATTAGTTTTATAATAATTTCCCAAATTTTCATGACGAAAGGTAATTAAAAAAAACTTTCGAGGCCTTCTACTTTGATTTTATGATTGAAACCACATTTCTTGCAGGTGACTTCAATTTCTTTTTTCAATTTAGGTAAGTTCTCAACAAATTCTTCTATTTTCTCAAATTGGTCTTTTGTTAATGATTCTAAAAAGGCCATCAACTCTTCTCTAGGAGTTTCATGTGCATAATATAAATTGTCTTCATCATAGATATATTCAATACATTCAATAATCAATTCAAAAGCAATATCTGTTGCATTATCAAGGTCTTGTAATTTATCAACCAAATCAAAATTTGGATATCTTAATTTAACACCAACAGTTGGTGTAATTTGAATCTTATCATTTAAATCTTTTGGCATGTCAACTTGGACATCCAATATGTTAAATTTGGTATCCATCGTGTTGTTACAAACCACACCATCTACTTCATTTTCACATTTATATTTCGATTCTACAACCTCACCAACAGACCTGGCACGAATGTTTAGAAAATAATATTCAATATCAACAATTGGTAATGTATCAATGTCAATATCAGAAATCAAACAATTATTTAAAATATGTTTGACATTACTTTCAATTACACCTTTTTCGCCAGATTCCATTGCCATCAATAAAATCTTTTGTTCTTTGACCAAAAATGGTCTAAATTTAATACTTTTCTTCGACACCGGCAGAGTAATCTCAAACGTGGGTGCGGAAATCTTAGGTAAAGCCATTATTTAACTCCTATCAAATCAGTTATGGTAAAAATTTATCAGTAGTGCTTTTCATTCCTTGGATTGTGAATTTATCTTGGTTAATCTTAGAAGCATTTTGGTCCAATTGAGTGTCCAAAGCGCCTCGGCCTTGTGAATTAATAACCGAAGACATTGTTTTTGTGCCGCCCAAACTAGGGATAATTGATGTAGCTGCACCGGCAACACCCAATATAGCGTATGGATTGCCATTTTTCAACGCTTGGCCAGCATTTGCAGCTAAAGCACCAATCTGAATTGCCGCGGCTAAATTGAATGGTGAGTTCTTACCGGATACCAATGCGTGTGCGGGTTGAGCGGTAGATAGTAATTCCCAATAAGTGTATGCAAATGTAACATTTAATTTGTGATACGAATTATCATTTGACCAATCCAAATCTAATTGATTAACTGCTATTGGAAAAGCATCAATCATTTTTATGTTATGTATTTCATTATTCGACATATCATATTGTGTTACGGTGATATCTGAAACATAATTCTTTTTGAATTCAAAGTTCCAATTTTGAGTTGGATTGATATAGTTCATCCATTCATTGAATACGGTCTTTTCAAGCATAGAACCACCTACAATAAATGTTAAGGTGATGTCTTCATATGCGCTTTGATATGGAAACTTTTCAGAGGGGCCGTAAATTTTTAGGTCACTTGTAGATATTGTACGACCAGGAAGTTGAGCATTCTCACATCTGAGTGATAATGTTTGAGCATCTATAATTCCATTGAGTTTAGCAGGAATGTTTATTTTGACCTTGAAACGAGAAGGTCTTGCTAAATCATCAGTAAAAGATGAAAGAAAATTGTTTATCATACTTGTCCTATTGTCGTTACAGTATTAGCATGTTGACCTTGGCTTCCATATTTAATTTGATTCATCGACTCTTGCCAAACTTCTTTTGCTGTTGCCTTTTGGAACTGTTGTGTAGGCAAGAACACTGCTGTTTCCCACTCATGTGGTTGTACCATTAAAATCTTGCTTGCTATACGAGGATACAAATATCGTTTTAAACAAGGTCTAAATTCTTTGTATCGTTTTGTAGCATCTAAAATTTCATAACTAATTCTTACTTTAACTGGGTCATCATTCTGATTTACCACAGCTCTATCCATCAATTTGTCCATAAATCCAGCACGGATTTTAGGTGGAATATAATGTAAATTCAAACCCAAGAACCCATCGTTATATCTCTCAAGTGGAATAACTAGAGGGAACGCATCCCAATAGTCTAACCTTTCGGCTGTTTTAGCATTATAATAAAAATAATACAAACCACCAATCAGAAATCTGTTAGTATTTCTATCGGTTTCTTTTCTAATCTGATTAGCCAAAGTAATCGGATTACGTAGATTGTTTATCTTACTAACAAACCATTTATAAGAATCAACCGAATATTTGTGATAATCGTATTGACTTCTTTGACTGGTTAAATCTGTTAATTTTGATATTGTTCTTGTAGGTGTCATCATCTATTTATGTTATAATCCCAAGTGTTCTTCAGTTAAGATTTTGAATTCCCAACCTCGGTCATTACAAAATTCTGTAGCAGCTTTCCATTTGGCCTGATTGACAGACCAAGTCACAACTTCATTGATATATTGTTTTGTAATTCTCTTCTTAACCTGTGGTTCGGTTGCCTGTTTTTTAGGCTTAACTTCCCATAAAAAAGATTTAAGTTTGCCGTCTACGGTCTTGACTTGAACATAAAAATCAACAAAATAACGGTGCCACTTGCCATCAGCTGGAGATTTGTATGGAACAATGATTTCTTCTGATGACCACGACACCACATTTGAGTTTTTATCAAGCCATAACATGACTTTTTTCTCCCATGAAGAACGGTAGGTAATATTTTTATAATTACCTTTATACTTTTGTGGGTTTATTGGGGTATATGTGCCGGAATATCTCATAAATAGTATATATATTAAATTTTCAACAAGGCGCAAAGTATGGCTGAAATAGGACCAGATTACCGAGGTGGGTATTACGGTGAACAGATTGAATCGTCAGGTGGTGGGTGGGACCCAGCATCCGATAATAAAAATAGCGGCCCGTTAGCTAAACTTTATAATTCCGATATTTACGACTTCAATAATAGATTTTATCCCAGAAATCTAGGTTCCGAAGCTCGTGGCCATTATATTAATTTTTATGTTAATGTGGCTCAAGGTTCTATGTATAAAGAACAAGGTAGATATACTTTAGTTACAACTAAAGATGGTCAAACATTCAATGGAAAAACAGCATATAACCAGTCAAAAGGTAATACAGCTTCAAATATTAATTTAAAAAATGTTGTAAATTCAGTAGGTGCACCTTTAGGATTAAATGTCACGAATGATATCACATTAGCAAGAAAAACTAAACGAATTACACAAGCTATTGCTTTGTATATGCCAGATACGATGAATATACAATACGGCGCTCAATGGGATTCTGCCAGTTTAACTGACGCCGGTGGTAAAGCTTTGTTCATGGGCCAAATTGGTAAATCATTGTATGACAATGCTGAAGGTTTCAATACCAAAACATTAAAAAATATAGCTAGTGACCCATCAACATATGGGGCCGCACTAGAAGCGTTGGGTACGACAATGGGTGGAGGTGATACGACATCGTTCTTATTGGCGGCCACAGGACAAGCATTAAATCCACAACTTGAAGTATTATTCAAAGGTGTGGACATGAGAACCTTTCAATTTGATTTCTTGTTTGCTCCGTTCGATGAATCTGAAGCTAAAAATGTTTTAGAAATTGTCAAAACATTTAAATTCCATATGGCACCAGAAATAAACAAAGGTTTGATGGGACGTTATTTTACACCACCATCTGAGTTTGATATTGATTTCCTATTCAACGGCCAAATCAATCCAAATGTACACCAAGTTGGTACTTGTGTATTACAAAATGTCAATGTAGATTATGCACCCAACGGATGGTCAACGTTTGGTAACGGTATGCCAACGCATATTAGAATGACATTACAATTCATGGAAACCGAAATTGTTACAAAACAAAGAGTGGATGAGGGGTATTAATGCCTAGATATTTCAATAAATTTCCAAAATTATTATACACTAAAGACAATAACACTTCTTTAGTTACTAATCTTTTAATTCGTGTTGACACAATCAAAGAGAGATTGAACAACATGGCGTTATTTTACACATATGATATTCGAGAAGGTGAAACTCCTGAAATGATAGCGTCAAAATATTACAATGATGCTGAATTGCACTGGGTGGTTTTAATGTTTAATGATATGTATGACCCGTTCTATGACTGGCCAATGCATTATCAACAATTCCAATCGTATATTATAAACAAATATGGTGATGTAGCCGCGGCAATGGCCACAAATCATCATTATGAAAAAATAGTATCTACAATTGACGGTTATTCAGGTGAAACTACAAAAAATACATACAATATCGACTTAGCTTCATATACTGCAACTATTGCTGGAACAATCACTAAAACTTTTCCAAATGGCCAAACGGTAACTGTAACAACATCTAAACGAGCTGTTGATGCTTACCTGTATGAGGATGAATTGAATGAATCTAAACGAACAATTAAATTAATCAAAAACGAGTTGATACCTGATATTAAAAAACAATTTGATTATCTAATGAGTGTATAATGGCAGATAGTATAAATCAAATAGGATTAGGTTATCCGCAAGATTTTGCATTGGAATCATGCGTAATAATAACAGCTCTAGGACAACCAACAGATTTCAGTAAAATGGTTGTTGAAATAAACTATTTTGAAGATATTTACAGTCCAACAATCACCGGCAATTTAATACTGAATGATTCCAGTGGTTTCTTAAACATGTTGGGGTTTTCTGGTAACGAATATTTAATGTTGTCATTTGGTAAACCAGGCCTAGACACCAGAAAAATTAGTAAAACATTTAGAATTTTTAGTGTTTCTAATCGAGGCATGGTCAAAGACCAAAATGAAAATTATATTTTGAATTTCTGTTCAGAAGAAACCGTATTATCTGAACAATATAAAGTTAGCAAATCTTACAGAAATAAAAAAATATCAGAAATTATTAAAGACATTTTATTCAATCAATTATCAGTAAAAACGGGTAAATTCGAAGATAACAATATTGAAGAAACACGTGGAACAAGAGATATCATAATTCCCAATTTGAAGCCATTTGAAGCTATTAGTTGGTTGAGTACACAGGCTATTTCCAATTCATCAAAAACAGAAGGTTCC